TTGGAGAGTATTAGACGAACCCGTCGCCGATGCGATAGACCCATCAACCGCAGAATGGGGGTTGGGCTACAACAATAATTATTCACAGTTCACCGTTGCTGAAACCGTCGATTTGACTTTCATATTTCAAGGCGGTATGAGAGTCGGTGGGAATGTGATATTCGATGGAATCATTCGCCAAGCAATACCGAACTCAATGCTCTATACCGACGGTGATGGCGACATCAAGCCAGTGGTGATTGGTGCAAATCTCTCGCTAACTGGCAACACACTCTCCGCAACGGGTGGTGGAGGCGGTGGTGCGAGCGACTTCATCGGTTTGACAGATACTCCAGCAGCATACGCTGGTGCGGCTGGGAAAACGGTCATTGTCAATGGAACAGAGGATGGTCTTGACTTCGCCTCTGGTGGAGGCGGTGGAGGACTAATGCCGCCGCCAGTTGGCGGACCCATATCTGGAGGGAATCCGATTCCAGCGACATGGACTAAAGCAATCGTGACCGATTCCAACGCACCCGTTGAGATTGGGGATTTGCCATCGACCAATTGGATGCTGACGATTTATTGCGACAACCCAGAGGGAACGCAGGTTATTGCGCTTGAGAGTGGGGCGTTGTTCACATTCTTTCACCCCGATGCGGGAACAACCGTTGAGGGGTCAACAATGGTAATCAATCCCCAAGCGGGGGTTGACTTGATGTTCATACCCGACGATGGAACTGGACAACCTCGATACCGTGTGACTGGTTATACTGGAGGCGATGGTCGTCGTCTGCCATTCGACCTCGACTTCTGATTGGGTTCAAACCCGTTAAGAACATATAGTGCAATCTCATCGGACTAATTCCATGTCAGAAGAATCTCGTGAATACACTCATACATTGAGTCGAAAAAAAGCCAATACTCCATCTAAGAAAGGCGTGTTCAATGGCAACATTTGTCAGGATTGCGGATTAGAGATTAACCGATACAACACCGCCGCCGCAAAGGGGAGAGTCGGTGGATGCCGATGTGGAAAATGCTATCTGAAATGGAAAGCAGCAGAGAGGAAAAGACTCGGCCTTCAATGATATTCGGCTCGATATTCAAATAGGTGGTTCTCGCCGCTGGGATTATGGAATCTATTTCACAGCCTGAACAATTTGCTTATGACAAATCATGGGATGACATCGAAGCGATGTTGATGCGAGCCGAACTCACATTGAACCGACATCATGTTGCGATGACGAACTGTAAAGCACGAAGTAAGGAATGGGCGTATCATGCGAGGAACTACAAAGCCCTTCAAGGGGTCGTTAAGACGCTTCGTTGGACTCTGGGCGACAAGACTATCGTTCACCCTCTTGATTAGCCATTATGAGCCTGACAGAGTGGTTAATCGGCATAGCCATTAGATTCAATCGCTGGCGGTTTGGGGAGTGAGTGCTTGATAAGGGTGGGGAGTCACTGGTTGAAGCATGGCATACGACAGATTCGACTATGAAGCGCACCGTGAAGAGGACAAGCGACTTGGGGCGCAATACGAAGAGTATTTGGAGGCTGAAACGCAGCGAGCCAAGAGCGAACTGGAACAGATAATCGGCCTTCTCGACAGGATGCCGAACTACAAATCAATCGTTCAAGCAGATGCAATCAAGAACGAGCGAGCGATTGCACAGACATATCGCAATAGCATCAACGACATCGTGAAAGCGAATCCCCAAGAACTGATTCTGGGTGCGATTCTCAACCCAATTATCGCAGCACTCAACGAAGTCGACTTCAATCTGGAGGCAATCGACATGATAATCTCCGAGCAAAACAGTCAAGAAGGTGAACCTTCTCCGTCAACACAGGAGGCATGAAAGTGTGTCAGACGAATACATATCAAAACCAAAGAAGCCAATCAAATATATCTCGTGCTTTAGTGGCATTGAAGCCGCATCTGTCGCTTGGGATGAACTTGGGTGGCAACCCCAAGCATTCTGCGAGATTGAACCATTTCCATCCGCTGTCCTCGCACAGCGTTATCCGACAGTTCCCAATCTGGGTGACATCACGAAGGTGAATTGGGATGAGTGGAAAGACAAAGACATCGACCTCATCATCGGCGGCTCTCCCTGCCAATCGTTTTCTGTTGCGGGTAAAAGACTTGGATTGGATGACCCTCGTGGGAACTTGGCAATCGAGTTCATCCGCATTATTGACACAGTTCGCCCCAGATGGTTCATCCTTGAGAATGTGGCAGGACTCTTGTCGGCTGACGGAGGAAGGGATTTTGGAAGCCTTCTCGCACTCATGGGGGAATGCGGGTATGGGTTCTCCTATCGGATTCTTGACTCTCAACACTTCGGAGTTCCACAACGACGCAGAAGAGTGTTCGTTGTTGGACATCTTGGAGGCGATTGGCGACATTCCGCAGCGGTATTATTTGAGTCGGGAAGCCTGCGACGGGATTCTCCGAAGGCACTCCGAATCAGGGGCGAAGAAAATGCCAGCGGTGTTGGAGAAGGCTTTGACTCGTGGTTCGATGGGATTGAACCAACCGAGCGACGAAGAGGAATAACTCCAGACACATACGGCATCGGTGGCGGTCAAGCCGCCCAGTGGTCTAATCCAGCACCAGACCTCGCACCAACACTTCATTGTCAATCCGATTGCGCTCTCGTAGCACATGAAGTCGAAGGCATTGGATTCTCGGTGAACTCACGAGATGAGATACGATTGTCGGGTATCGACGGAGGAACTGCATCATCACTCACGGCATCGGATGGGTCAAGGGGAGGGAACTCATTCATCGCCCAGCCTGAACCCGAACCGATTGAAGAATTGACTCATCCATGTGGAACTGCGGTCTGGAACTTCGATGCCAAGAACTCCAATTCTATGAAGTCGTCAAATCCAGATTCAGGTCTGCAAAATGTGACCGATGGAGTCGCACCAACGCTGACGGCGGTTGCACCTAATCCGACCTTGAATCAAGGTGGGATTGCGATAGTCGAGCGAGAGATGATTGTTCGTCGATTGACTCCACTTGAGTGTGAGCGATTGCAGGGATTCCCCGACAACTGGACTCGAATCAAATGGAATGGAAAACCCGAATCCGAGTGTCCAGATGGACACCGATACAAAGCGTGTGGGAACTCGATGGCCGTTCCAGTTATCCGTTGGCTCGGAGAGAGAATTGAAGCCGTCGATGCTCATGTTCCCCATGTTCCAATGCCAGATGAAAAGACGAGAGTGCTAACTGGTGTCAAGGATGGCGTTGTCGTCGCTCAAGACACGATGGATGAATGGTTCAAGTGAGTGATTGCCATGACGAGGAACAAACAATGTCGGAGTCAATTGCGTGAAGTATTATCTTCGATGAGCGTCGGTCAAGAGTTCACTCTGGAATCAATCGTCACCGATATGATGAATAGAAAAGTTCCAGTTCGTCGACCAACAATGCGTCAACCCGACCAACGGGTTGCCATGATTTTGAAGGAGTATGCGAACAATGGAATCCTCGAAAGAACCGAAGTCAAATCGGGAACAACCATCTCGTTCAGACTACTCAAATTGGTCGAATAGTCGCAACCTCAATACTACGAAAGTGTGAATAACCACATAGACATAGAACAGCAATCATGGAGAATCCAATAGACGATGCTGACGACATTGATGCGGTGGACAAATTAGTTCCCTCGAAGTTCGATGAGGCGTTGGTTCGATTCATCGCACATCAATTGGTGCGAGGTAAATCAGAGAAAGAAGTGCGACGAGCATTGGTTGAAAATAGCCTCTTGAACTCTCGCAGCCCACCCTCGAAGTTCCGTTCTCTTATTCGACAGGCCAGCATTGTTGCTGACGACATTCGATACATGGTCGTGGCTAAGGCGGAGATGGATGATGTTGAACATCAGAGATTGGATTCATACGCCAGACGACGCAGAGCAATTGGCAGATTGGAGGCGGTCATCGAATCAGCACACACTCAAGCAGATAGCGTCAGCAAACTGAACTCCGTGTCATTCATGGTTGGTGGACTAATCAAAGCACAGGAATCATTGGATAAGTTCACTGGTGCTCAAGAAGCCGCACCGCAGGTTGTTGTCAATGTCGGATATGACCCACTTCAACAATTCCGAGAAGTCATCCAAGAGGAACTCAATACGATTGATGTTGAACCGCAGCCTGCAGATGATGAAGGGGATGAAAACGAATCGGACTCGATAACTGACGAGTGATGAACTGGCAATCTGAAGTGGATGCCGCCAAAAACATACAGAAGAGAATATCTGTCCAAAAAAACCGTGATACTGCGAGCCTGATATTTTGCTCAATGTTTTGCTAAAAAAGTCAGTTCTATCCAGAAGAAAAACCGCATATTGAGTTCGATAGCAAATGCTGCTGGAATCCTGCTTGCTGGCGACTCTCGAATCAAACGATTATGAACAAAAAGCATTGATATTGACAAAGCATTGATATAGTAGTATCGACAGCGACAAACATGACCGCAACAACCGCAGCCATTGAAACCGAGCCGACAACCCTTGAACTAAACCGAGCAACTGGAACTCTCGTTCCTGCTTCTCCAGTATTCACTACTGGTGCTGGCGCTGCTCTCGCTAAGTTCGCTGGAGAACAAAAGAAAACTGACCGCCAAACCGTCAACACCGCACCTGCTGAAAAGGTGTCCAACCTCGTTGACCTTACTGTCATTGACAACATCACTGGCGCAACATCAACCATCAAGGGAACTTCAACCGTTGGTGTTGACAACCCAGATGCAATCATCACCCAAAAACTGGGAACAAAGAGCCTCGCTCGCCTAATGCTTATGCAACAAAACAAAATCACATCTGTTGCTATGGCGAACAAGATGAGCGAATCCCTAATCAACGGTGACATCGCAACCGTCGCTGGCCTTCTTGGAATCAGCATTGATGAAGAACGCCTCGCACTCGCTGACAAACTGTTGAAAGAAGTCGAGAACGACACTCGTGGAATGAAGTCTGGTCGCCAGCAATTCACAGCACCAAAGGCTTGAGTCGAACTCAACCTTTGACTGGGATTCTCCCCTCATCTCCAGATGGGGGTGGGGGGATTCAGAGTCGAGAGCCTCTCGATGAAGAGGCGTGGTGGGTGTGCCATCTGGGTGCGCCCGATGCGATGGTGAACAACCGTCGCTGGATGCTATCTGATAGTGACAGGTCTGGATTCTCCAGCCTGCAATTGTCCGAGATGTGTTGACGAACTGTCGATATGGTGTCGCCGATATAGTGGGTGGGTATCACCAGCGTTCACTCGTGCGTGTGCATGGGTGGGTGGGTGTGCATCCATCCAGATGGAGATTCACGAACTGGCGTGTCGGGGCATCGAAGCAAATGCTCGACAAATATCAGGCTGGCGTATGCTGGACTGGGTGCGTGACCCCCCCTATCGAACTCGACAGCCATGTTCATTTTCGATTCGCTTTGAATATCCTCTCGAAATAGATTTCAATTTTTTGACTATGTTTTTCGGAATCACAATGTTCCCGTTCCATCTCTCCACTACTTATCACCTTATCAATCTTACTACTATTGTTCCTTAAAATAAATTAAACAAACAAAGGGGGGGTATAGGACACACACATACTACAAAATCAATGAAACACTACACTAAGCGGCAACCGTGTGAATATGGGTGTGTATGTCCATCAAGAGGGGGTCTGGCTTGATTCTTTGGCCTATCCCCCCATAGGGGGGATAATCATTGGAACTGGCCGAGAACGGTCTGTATGACATCTGCATCATTGTTCTTGAGCATCTATGACATTTCATCATCTGCATCTGGAACTCGAAAACAATGATTGGAATGTGCCAGTTCGAGATTGAACTCGTTGATAGAACCAAGCCATTGATAAGGGTGTGCAAATGTGGCTCGAATCATGCCGAAGGAAAATCGCCCCATCGAAGAATCATATCCGACCATTGTTCTCCAGTTCAGAGCCGAAGGGAATCTCCCTCCAGACATGAGCATCCCGATTGGTGAAGTCGCCATGTTCCTCGCTCAAGGCATTGGAATGATTAACGACAAAGAAGGAGTCAATTGCGATGTATCATTTGGGTCAACCAACATGAAGAAGTATCTGGAACTCGCCGAGATTCTCGAAACGAGTGGTGAGTGATATGGGTCGATACCTCAAGAACGAAGAACTTCAACAAACTGACGAACTGCTGAACTGGATGGCCGAGAAGGAGGGTTATGCTCTCACTCGTGGCAACCGCTGGAAAGTCGTCGCATTCATCTCCATATGCCTCAATATGTGGCTCTCATATCCAATCCTCAAGGGATGGCTTTGATGCAGGTCAAATGGCACTACGACCAGTATTCAGTTTATTCAGCAACCTGCCCCAATACTGGTTTCAGGCTGGAGATTAAACGGGTGCGAATCCGACAGATAGCCAACCGATGGGTTATGACAATTGACGGCGTTGAAGCGTGTGAAGCACCCAAACAACTGGGGTCTGCTCAACGAAAGTTCGAGTCGTGGATTCACGCTGGCTCTCCTTCGGATTGGATGGGATGGGTTTGAATATCCGAACCAGTTCGCTCTCAATCTATGGCGAGAACCTGCGTGAAGAAAGGATGCGAGCAAACACCACGAAAGGGATTCCGAGTGTGTGAATCCTGCAAAGGATGGATGGAGATTAAACAAAGAGAAGCACTTCGAGATGCCAAAACCATCAAAGAAGCGGTGGCAATTCTCGAACCCGATTCCGAGTATTCAGACCGCACTAATCTGGATTGAATCATCCAATACCGTGATAACCCCCCAACCCAACCCTATTGACATGAGTCAAATCACGAATGTGTCAGATACAGGCACGACCCAATTGTTGATTGCACCCACATTAGCCATGCTGAACGGCCTCGATGCTGCTGGCGATTTGCTTTCAATGGCACTACATGATTGCGCTGAAGTCGCTGATATATCTGCTGAAAACAAAGTGTGGGAATCAAAAGCCCAGTTCCCTCAAGGAGTCAATTTTAGATTCGAGGGAGTATTATTCTTGAAAGGACTCGTTGCCGTTTTTACTGAAGCCGCACCAAACGCTGCTTTCACCGCCAACATCGAATGGGAGTGAACTGCAAATGAGTTCAGACCTGCAATCGACGATGGCTTCATCTGTATTGACACCGATATTGCTTCTGGTGAAGAACGAGAGCAAAATCCAAATCCACACTTGGGATGATTCCAAAGACAAAATCGCCGAAGTCGATTCCAGTTCGTATGGAGATGCACTCGAAATATGTGAAGTCGCACTTTGGGAGAAGTTCGCCGTCGGCAACAGTTCGATGAATCCGATTCTCATTTCCCAGCCAACCCAGATTGTCAATGTATCGAAGTCAATATCCAAGTGGGTGCTGAATCACGCAGCGCACCCAGATGAAAACAATGCAATCATCGTCAGCCTGACGACAGAATCACCAGCAATCAACCCTCCCAAATAATTGCGAGAACCAAATCATTGATAAGGTGGAATGCGCTGGGAACGGCATGGCCGATTTAGTGTATGAACGGATGCCCCACTTTCCAAAAGAAGTCGAGGCTACAATCAATGCTGCCATGATGTTGGCTCAAAGTGACACTCTCCCAGTATCGTGTTATCAAATCTCCGAAGGCATCGCCCATGTATTGCGTGAACTCCAGTTCGACGAGAATGCCAGAGCAATTGCCTGCGATGTGTATGCTTGGAATCACGACATGGTTGCTCACGCCGCTGGAGTGCCAATCAAACCGCCCAAGCCCAATCCAAGACACCCTCAACGAAAGCGTCGAGGGAAAACCAGACCAGACCTTCGGCCATACTATCTATGCGTGTTCCACGAACAGGCTGTCGATGCAGAAGGATATGACGGCCATGTCATTGTCGAGGCTAATGGCTACATGATTGATGCAACCGCCAATCAATTCCACAGACCCAAAATGAAAGTGCATTCTAAGGATTATATCGTGTTCCCAGCGGCATCGTGTCAACCTCTCCCAGACGAGTATCGAGATTTGATAATATGGCCTCGTGGCGACCATCCAGATGCAGGTCGAGATTTGTTTGCTCATCATTCACTCAAGAATGAACTCATCGCAATCTCATCTCCCCATGTTCTTCGAGAGCAGGGTCAAATGGCGTATTGCATTCGACCAGATATTGACTCCGATAGGTGGATGAGCATGACTCCCCAGACTAAAATCAACATCGAATCCAGCAACAAATTGATGCTATCGGTTGCTCAACAATTGATGGAACACGACCCGACCAAGAATGAAGGCGGTTCGATAACTGTTGAATGAGAATGTTCCCACCATAGTTCGCAATCGCAACCATTTGGTTGATAAGGGTGGGGATTGCCTGCGAGATACATGACGGGAATCCGTGAAACCACCAAGAACAAGATGCGAGATGTGCTGACAATGCTCATCAATAACTCCAACCAGCCTCAAAATAAGACAGGCATTATCATCAAATCCAACCTCCCAGAGAAGTCGTATTCTCACACGATGTCGGCATTGAAAGGTATGAATCTCATCACGAACACTCCAGAGAATAGTCGTCGTTGGATGGCTACTCGAAATGGAATGAACTGGCTTCAAGAGCAAATGTTCCAATCTGAATCACAGCCTGAATCAAACAACAGGTTTGTCAATGCTGGAATGGTTCAATTTGACCCAAACATCTCATTCGTTCCAACAAACAACGACTACATCAACGAGAAGTTCTCTGACCGAGCAAAGCAAATCCTCAATGCTGGTTCGATTCGATTGAACCTCACCGACATCATGCAGTTCGTGAATGCTATCATTGGCGACAGGTCGGATGGCGATTTGTCATGGACTCGTGATGGTCGAGAGTTCACCGTCGAAGTCAAGAACGGAGTCGTCAATTTATTCGTGGAGGCTTGAGGTTGAGCGAGGATGACGAGAAGCAAATCGAAGTCAACGGAGTCACCCACCATTCTTGGGAGATGAACGCACTATCCCCGCCATCAACCATCGGAGATAAGGTGTTGATGCTCACTATGGCGAACCCACAGCAGGTGTTCCGTATGTTCAGAGCAGACGACATTATTTTTATCACCGCCGTCGAGGGTGAAGAATGGCAACGAGTGACCGATTAACGAACCCATTGTCCGTCGACCATCTCTTAATTTGTCGACGATTGTATCGAGAACTTCGTGCTGAACGACCAGATGTGCTTGGTGGATTGCCAAGTGGCACAGGCTGGCTTCGCTGGAGATACCTCAAGGCAGGAACAATCCGCACGATGGCTCAAGTTCGATTCCGTGAAGATGACTTCACATTGTCTTTGAATCGGTATGCTTTCGACCAGTATCATCTCATGCAACCTCTCCTATTGAAAGGATTGATTCATCACGAACTGCTTCACATCGTATGTGGGAGTGAAGAAGGTCATGGACCCATGTTCACCAGACTCGAATCCGAGTGGGAACTGTTCGACGAGTATCGGTATCAGCGAGCGAAGTTCGTCAGGTCTGTTGAGCGTATCGAGCGTGATAACGGGAATCTGTTCAAGTATGCGTGTCCGAACTGCAAAAAAATCCTATTCAGAACCAGACGAATGGCCGAAGAGTCGGCGTGTCGAGAATGCTGCAAATCATTCAACGACGGTGTTTGGTGTGAGTCTTATGTGTTGATAGAACAGAAGAATTGATAAAGGTGGGGAATAGTCGCTCGACACATGCCAAGAAAGAAGCCCGCTATCGGGAAGCGTGAATTGAAGAGAATGACAAGAACCAAAATCCAGTCTGAACTGGAGGCTCATGGACTCGAATGTGAGAACATGAAAGCAGGTTCGATTGAATATACCGTCGCCAGATTCGATGGCGAACCCAACCAAATCGTAGCCGCAATCTATGGCTCAATCAAAGGTTGCGCTTCGTTATGGATGAAGGAATCTGCATTCCAGCAGGTCAAACCAATACTGCTGAAACACGATGCCGTTGTCGAAGATGTTGCCATGTTCCGAAGAGGATTCCAATGGGCTGTTCACTTTGACAAGCCAGATTCTCAATTGATTATGCCATGCGTTGAAGCAACCGTCAATGCAGGTCGTGAAAGACTCAACAAAACAATCACCCGTCGAAAGGCAGATGAACGCAGGGCAACCGAGCGTGTCACTCGTGAGGCTAAAATGGCCGAGCGAAAGCGTGATTGGAAAGACGATTCACCCATGAAGAAGTGATATTCCAACACTTGAGATTCCGAAGCCTTGATATAGTGCGCCCAGTGTGGACACTACATGGCGAGCATTAGCGAAACCCAAGAAAAAGCAATATCGACCCTCGAAGCGGGTCTGGACAAACTGAACCCAAGAAACCTCAAGTTCGCATCGGACTTGGTGCGTAAAGGCCAAAAGTGGAGTCTATCTGACAAGCAAATGTTCTTTGTCAACAAGTTCGTCGCTGAAGTATCTGGCGAAGCAACCGTGTCGGATTCAAAACCAAAGTCAACACCCAGTTCCGAACCCGTTGGCGAACTGGTCGACAAACTGGACTCACTTCGCCCATACCTATCGGCCAACAGTCAGAACTTCGCTCAATCCTTGATTCGTCAAGGTCGCAACAAAGGATGGCTCTCCGATAAGCAAATGCCATTTGTCCATAAGATGATTGCTGAAGCAGAGGAATCCAAAGCAGGTCGAGCAACCCGTGATGCAAAATACGCCGCTGATAGGGCGGCTCGTGCGGCGGCTCGTGAAGCACATCGCATCGCTACAACCCCAGTTAGCGACGAGGATGCTGAAGAAGGCTACGAAGCAGTTCTGGAACTCTTTGATGCGGCTGGCTCAACACTCACACGCACTAAAATCCACTTGATAACTGATAGTGGAAACGAAGTCGTTGTCCGTTCCAACCGTCGAAAGGCTGAATCCAACAGCGTTCTTTATGTCCACCATCACGGTGCTGAAAAGAGCAACCGTGACGCACAGTTCGGTCACATCACCAAAGACACCGCCGCTTGGAACTACACCCCAGCAACCTCCGAAGAAGTTCGTGCGGTCATGGCAACATTCCGTGACAACCCAGTTCAGACAGTTATCGACATGGGTCGAAAGTCTGGCCGATGTTGCTTCTGCTCTCTCCCATTGACCGACGAGCGTTCAACCGCACACGGCTATGGAAAAATATGCGCTGGACACTACGGACTCGCATGGAGTCGTGCAACCGCACGAGTCATCGAAGGCGTTATCGAAGCAAAGGTGCTTGAAGTCCTCATCATGCAGGATGACAAAGGGAACTTCGCCGTCAAAGACCGTGAGTCTGGCGAAACCATCGCAACATTCGATAGCCGTGAGAAGGCCAACGCATTCGCCGACCAGTTCTCACTCGTTGAGTCGATTTGAGTCGACAGGTTGATGGAGAAGCATCCGCACCCTTGTCCACATGGGCGAGGGTGCTGGACAGGCTTTAACCAAGCAACAGGCACGAGAGATTGCTCTCTATCCAGACCGCTGGGCGCAGTATTTCAGAACCATCGAAGGGAAAGCGTTCCTTCTTCACGAGCGACCATATCTCCAAGAAGTGTATCGCCACTTCGGTGCATCTCAAAACAATGACACGACGAAGGTCATCGTTCTCAAGTGCTCTCGTAAAGTCGAAAAGACTGAAACGATATGCAACCTCCTTCTCTATGGGTTGTTGAACATTCCATACTTCAATGCCGTCTATACCGCCCCCAGACAACCACAGGTGTCCAGATTCGTCGAGGAACGGTTCAATGGGGCGATGATGTCCAGCGTCAACAACGGATGCCTTCTAAAGCAACGAATCAAGTCCAGCGTGAGTCACCAGACATTCGATGTCGGTGCAAAGTCGTTGAACCACTTCTATGCTTACTCGAACTGGGGCGATGCTCACGGTTTGCTCGGTATCGCCGCCGATATGTGTTGCATCGACGAATATCAGGATTCGGACCCCGATGTTCTCCCAATGCTAATCGAGATGCTCACCCAATCGAACTACAAATTGGTTCTCGTATCTGGAACAGCCCGTGAACAAGGCTCGGAGTTCTGGAGGCTATGGGAATCCAGCACGAAGGCCGAATGGGATGGTGAACAATGGATTCACTCACACGGCCACGACACGCAGGTTCACAACATCATCGGGTATCACATCACCCAAGTCATGCACCCAGATGTCAGTGCTGCTGACATCGAACAAAAGCGAGGAACATACACTCCCCGCAGATTCCAAAATGAAGTTCTCGGCGAGTTCTTCGCTGGGTCAGCAAAGCCGCTGACATTCGATGTTGCGCTGGGAGTTATCGACTCCGATATGTTCCCAGTCGAGTCGGTGCAGATTCCAGAAGAATCCGTGATGGGAATTGATTGGGGGTTGACAACAACCGTCGTGATTCTCTCGGCAGATGGAAAACGGATATTGAATGCGATGCGAATTGAAGCCAGAGGCGAGGGCGAACTGGATGAAGTCGGGCGCATCAAAGAACTCATTCTTCGATACAATTCTCGAAAGGTCGTGTGTGATATTGGGTATGGTGCGAGGCAGGTCAAGGAACTGCAGGAAGAGTTCGGAGAGCGTGTTTGCTCGTGCTATTATTCGAGTCGACCAATGACTCCATACGAGTTCAAGAAGCGTGACAACAATCGAAACATCATCAACATGGCGGTCATTGACCGAACAACATACATCGAAAAGACACTGGAGATAATTAAGAACAAAGAGATTGTATTGCCGTTCAAAGACCGTGAACTGGAATGGGTCATTCACGAATGGTGTGCCATCAATTCATCCGTCGAGGATGACATGAAGTCTGGGAGGCAACGCCGTTCCCAATCCCTGACGAAGTATGGTCGAGATGGTGACGACCACGCATTCCACAGCCTGCTCTATGCGCTTATCGCCGTCGATATGATGGATGAGGGCGGCGGGCTTCCAACGATGAGAACCTTCGGTGCTTGAATTAAGGAACAATAGCATTGAGATTCCGAAGGTGTTATAAGGGGAAACCTGCTGGACTAAAACATGGGCGAATACCTTTACACAGACAGAAGCGGAATGGAATTATTTGAAGGCGACATTGTTCGCTCTTTTCACAGCCAGTTCAGCGATAACGCATGGATTCTTGGAAAAATTGTTGCTCGTGGCAACATCGAATGGGGTGCATCTGACACCGAATACTTGACTATCGAAGTTATCGCTGATGTCCAGAAGTTCACCGATTCCGATGGTGACATCGTTTATCATCGCTCAACCAAGAAGGCGGGAACAACCGTTCACCCAGCCTGCGTTGAAATGATTCACGGTGGCGCTGTCATCGAATTGCAGTCAAGGGCTTGAACTCCCAAGCGATTCCGTGAAAAACCGCACTGGTGAATTGCTCACCATGAGCGTAGCGGATGATGTGGATTTAGTCGCCCTGACCGAGAAGGCGGAACTGCTGGCGGAGGCTACTGGTCGTGACAAATCAGATGTTTTGGCAGACCTGCTGGATGATGGTGAACTGAACTTCTCATCTGGTGCAGATGCCGTTATTGAAAAAGGAATCCTCGACAAAGCCAATGAACAAGCGGAGAAGGCCAAAACCCTCCTGATAACCTTGATGCCCGTCATAGCCATTCTCTTGGGCGGAGGGGGTGCTGAAATGCTTGGAATCACCGACTTCACGGGTATGAACGGTGACGACGACGACGAATACTACTACGAACCTCCATACGAGCCAATCTGGGGCTGTATGGCGGTGGATGCTGACAATTATGACCCATACGCCACCGACGACGATGGCTCGTGCGTATGGCCTATCTATGGGTGCATGAATCCAGCGGCTTCAAATTATGATGAGTCAGCAACCGTCGAGGATGGTTCATGTGAACCTGAACACGAGGACATCAAAGGATGCACCGATTCTGATGCTGATAACTACGACCCAGAGGCCGAAGAGGATGATGGGTCGTGTGAGTATGCCCCAAGCGTCGAGGATTGCACCGTTGGCATCCATAACCACTATCGAGGCCACGAGGCCAATGACGCAGAGCAGGATGCCATAATGGTATCATTCCGTGTCGTTCCAGATGATTGCGACGACTTCGACATCGACTTATCCATCGAACTGTTCCAGAATGGACATGCGCCGAACTACACCCACCAAACGAATGTGATGGGAGGAATGGAATCCGATGTGAGCCATGTCTTTGATGACATTCCCGTTGGGAACTGGATTCCAAAAATCAAGGCTGGAGTTCAAGGAGAGCCGAAGGAGAATGTGAACTTCTGGGCGATTGACATTGAAGAACAAGAGCCAGCCTGCGAAGAAAATCCATTTTTCTATGCGAGTGAAATCGTTTGGAATGTTGAGAATAACACGACTGAAATGAAAGTCAGATTGGATGCAGATTTACTGTGCTCGGAGGAAACAGAATATATCGAAGTCGATATTATCATCAAGAACTCGACGAACCAAACCGCATTCGCCCAGACATTCGGATTCAACATAACTGGAACTGAACTGGATTGGCGAAGTATCACTTGGTCTGGTGCAGCAGCAAACGAAACCTATTCTATCCATCTCGATATTTGGTGGGAATCAGATGCAGGCTGGCGAAGAACTGACGATGTGATTCATTCCGATGAATCCACACCCTGAAGAAAACGGTCTTAAACCGCAACGACACACGGATTGTCATGGAACTTGAAACCATCATGCTGATTATTGCCGCTGTCGCTATCCCGACAATTCTCTGGTTGAAAGAGCGATACACTCGCTTGATGGCTGATGGAAAAATCACTCTCGACGAAGTTATCGACGAAGTGAAAGCACTCGGAGAAAAGGCCGAAGAAGTCAAAGAGCAGGTTGAAGAGATTCTCGAAGAGGAATGATTCACATGGCTAAACCAAACCGTAGTGGGAGTTCTGTCAATGACAGAATGATGTTGCTGGTTGGAGTTCCAGTCGTGCTCTGTTGGATGGCTTTCGCATGTTTGGTTATCTGGTCTGGACTCCAAGATGACAAAGTGATGAACAACATCGACGGATATACGACTCTCATCGCAATCATCGGAGGACCCGCACTTTTGATATTGACTTCGATACTCGAACTTTGGAAATCCGAACAGAATCAGGAAATCACTTCGATGCCTGAAATGTGGACAGCCCGACAAAGAGAATCTGAAACCGAAGCACTCCATCTGCGAGAGATGAATGACCGCCAAGCGGCTCACATTCGTGAACTGGAGGCCGAAGCCCAGAAGGTTTCACTCGGACTCATAAGTGGCGAAACCAGCGAAGAGTGATTATCATGGCAACCCAACCAGATTGGAAAAACGACCCGACATTTCAATGGACTCAAGCAATCCACCGTGACTTGAGCAACCTGCGAGATAATCACTTGGCTCATATTCAAGAGGACTTGACAACCCTCAAGCACGATGTTGATATGATGAAGAAAGACATTGGAGAATTGAAAGGACTCAAGGATGAGGCCATCGCAGTTCTTCGACGGTATTCAGGCCGTATATTCTTGGGAATCATCACTGCTATTGGTGCTGCTGTTGGCGCACCTATGGCGGTTGAGATGATATGAGCGACCATCCTAAACGATTGCCAGCCTGTCCGAATGGCTATCACTTTTGTTTAGGAAAAATCAGACTATCCAGAATGTGCATCAAGTGTGTCGTGTATCAAGCCCAACAATGGGGGAGGCCATACTAATGCCTCTCCGACATGCTCTATGCGAGGCCTGTGGGCGCACCAAATGGACACGCTCTCCCAGACCTAAGTGCAACGCTGTTCAATGCCCTCGACGCTACGGGAATATGCGTATCGTCGAATCTGACGAGAAGCCAGATTGGGGATGAACTCACTCTGAAGTGGCTCGGTCAAGCCAAAAATTGCTGACGAATGCACATAGTCCGAAGTCGGTTGCTTTGACTTCATCAACGGTTTCAGTGCTGGTTTGCCAGCGGGTTGCTTGTTTTTTGCATCCTAAGCATCGACCTGTATGTTTTGACACGAGATGTATTTTGCTTTGGCCTGTTCCCCAATCTGCGAGGTGGTTTGGTGTTCGGTTGTCCATGATGTGAACCAGCACTCGGTCATACATAAAGGTATCTCAATATCAATACTCGGTATCTCAATAGGAATGTTCTTATAGTGGTGGCTGCTGGGATAGATTGTCTGACGACGGGGTGATTGCCCCCTGAAAGTTAATGACTCACCATCGAGAGGTCGGTGGCGAGGGTCCATCCTGTCGTTGACACTTCTATTCAACCCCCAATGCAATTAAACCCCAGCAACCCACCGCCTAAGTATGGCCGAGCGTAAGCGCACCCTCGCTGACAAACTGCTTGGTCGCAACCGTGACGCTGACCCAGCGGATTTGGCGAAGTTATCGAACATGGTGAATGACGCTCATAAATCCGAATGGGAGAACATGGATTGGGATTATAAGAGCCTCGCATCCATGAGCAAAATCGGACAAGCCACCGCCAAAGGTCGAGGGAAACAATCATCTGGAACTGAAACAAAAGTGTCGTATCAATTGCTTCGTGACATCAGTTTGAAATCCGAAGTCGTGAACGCAATTCTGCGACGAACTGTCGACGACACTCTGGGGAATGGGTATCATTTCAAATTGCCAGATGGAAAGGAAACTGGCGACACGGGTCAATTGGAAAAAGTTCGACAATGGTTCAAGAATCCGAATCCTGACGACAACGGGAATGAGTGGCTTGAAACCCTCATCTATGACTTGGCTCTATTCGGTGACGCTTATCTGGAACTCGACGGGTCCGCAGATGTCAACCTCGATGGAAAAGGGGTCAAGTGGACATTCGGCGGCGAACTCACCAGCGTGTGGCCTATCCCAGCAGAGCAAATGAAACTGACCGCAGGGAATCGCAGACCTGCACCACCCAAGATGGCATATAGTCAAGAACTCAATGGCGAAACCCGTGAGTTCTCATCTGACAAAGTTATCCACATCTCCAAGTTCAAACATGGCCGAGCATACGGAACATCTCCCCTCATCTCGCTGCTGAATGTGATTGCTGGACATTTGAATCTCTCGAACTATCTGAACGAACTGTATACTGGAACTCTCCCTAAGACCATCCTCAATGTCGGTGATATATCCAACGCCGAGATGAAAGCGATGCTCTCCCTGCTTGAACAACAATTGACTGGTGGAAAATCTCCATTCGGATTGGTCGCTGTCAACGGAGGAACTGGCTTCAATATGCACCGTGTTTTGGACTCGACTCGTGAAGGGGCGCAATTGGATTTGCTCTATTATTATCGTGAAGAGATATGCGCCGTGTTTGGAATCCCACCAATGAAATTGGGCTGGGTTCAAACTGGAAAAATGTCCAATCCAGAACAACAATTGGATGCGTGGTATGATGTCATTGAATCATTCCACCGCCGTATCGAGGCCGTTATCAACAACCGACTTCTCCCACTTCTGGGAATCACAGATTGGGAGTTCTCGTTCACTACGATTCGCCCAAGCCGTGAGAAGGAGATGGCCGACACACGAAAATCGGAGTCGGATGCAATCAGCAACCTCCGTCAAGAGAGCGTCGTCAGTATCAACGAGGCCAGAGCCATGCTGGGTCTTGAGCGTTTGAGCGAGCCTGAAGCCGACGACCCGTTCTATCTATCTCCGAAGTTATCCATCAACGCTGGTGCTGATAATCTGGGTGGAGAATCCGAATCTCCATCGACACCACCCACACTCTCGGAATTATTCCCCGCTGATGAATCTCCAGCCGACGAAGGAAAAGGTGCAGGTTCGATTCCAGATTGGGTCGATGAAATATCGCAGCCTGAACTTTCTGACGATATTCGGCTCGATATGAAATCTCGAAGAATCAAGGCTGCCGACGAATACGATGCTCTCATCTCAAAGTCGCAACTGGCGCTGACATCGGAATTGAATAATCAACAACAACAATTCGCCGACGATGTTATTGACGAACTGGACAAAATGTTCTCCGCTGGTGACGAGGCGGTTGAGATTCCAGATGTCGACCTTGACATTCCCGTCAAGATGTTTCGACGAAAGGACAAAATTGGAATCGCAGACATCAGGGTTGCTGTTGGTCGTATCGACACCAATATCGCAGCAACAGTGGAAAGGCAGATTGTCGAGGCCGAGATTCTCCTGACCGATGTTTATGGCGCATCTCTTGGAATGACACTCGCACCAACTGGAATCGCTTCGGCTTTGATGGCCGACGATGTTGCGGCAATTGCATTCTGGCGAAGGCGATGGGTTCTCCCAGCGTTGAGGAACACACTCGGTTCACATCGAGAGAACATCATCGGAGTCTTTGAGAACATGGTTGGTCGAGGCGAATCATGGAAATGGGCGAAGGGTCAAATGAAGGATTTGATTGACCCGAATGGCTCAAAATATCCAGCATATTATTATGAAAGAATCGCACGAACTGAAACCCGAAGAGTCGTCGAGAACTCCCACATCGCTGGGATGCGACGAGCAGGATTCAGATATGTCGAGAGGTTGGTGACGGTTGACGATAGAACAGACCGTGACCTATGCGCCCCGTATGAAGGTGCGAAGTATCGCATCGAGGAATCGAAGGGCGTTGTTCCAGCGCATCCAAATTGCAGATGCACATTCGTGGCCGTCGACGATGAGCCACCCGCAGATGAGGTCGTTCCAGCCAGTGATGTTCTCGTTCCAGTTCTCGACCAAAAGCGAGCATTGACAAAGAAGGATTTGACTCCACCCGCTGGAGTGCGTAAAGCGTGTCAAACGGGCATCAAATTGTTCGAGGATGGGTATGGTGGCTCTGGACTCGAAGCGGCCACTCTGCGTGAAGCGAGAGCCATCGCACGAGGAACTGCAATCACGGTTGCCAAAGCGAAGAAAATGATTCGATGGTGGGGTCGCAACGCTCGATTCCTCGACGAGCCGAAGGATAGCCCAGCGTGGACAGCGGCGATGCTCTGGGGAGGTCGTGCAGGTCTGTCATGGGCTGGAAAATTATCTCGTGCGGTGGAGGCTGAAGAATGAATCCATTCGTGAAGGCTCAAATGGCCGTGAGTGTTGGAACTGTCGAGTTCAATAAGACCGTCGGTGAAAAGACTCTCGATAAGGTCGCACAAGCAATCCTGACGAAAGCGAAAAAATTAGTCGTGGTCGATACTGGTGCGCTTCGTGCATCTGGTCGAGTCAAGCGTGTCAATCAACATCAACGAATCGTGCAATTCGGCGGTGCTGGAACTGGAGTGAACTACGCCCAAGCCGTCGAACTGGGAACATTCAAACAACGCCCTCAACCCTTCTTAGAACCAGCGGTTGTTGCCGAATCCAAGAACATCAGGAAAATGTTCAAGTCGGATGGCAACAGAGTGCTACGAGCGATGGCTCGTGCTGGGTCAACACGCTGATATGGGTGGGCGACGAGGACAACCTATGTCGAACCTATGCAGCCGTGATGCTGACTACAAATGGTGCGACGGTTGTCGCCAGATGGTGAAGCGTAGCCTCAAACAATGTTGCCAGAGCCACAAGAAGCCGCCATCGAATAAGTTCCGAAGGGCATGAAGTATTCGCTATCGTCAAAGTATGATTGCTTGACGACTCGGCGACACATAACGCCGTCGATTGTTGTCCAGATTGAACCAGCAGTTCGGCGTTCAATGGTGAAATACCAATGGCATTCTGAATCGCAAACGGAGGTTGCTCGGTATGTTTGGCCTGCTATGAATTGGGTCATATCTAATGCTACGCACTCGACTATATCAATGCTTCGGAATCTCAATGTCTTTTGTTCAAACCATGTTCCAATGACGAAGGACATGGCAGAACTTATTGAATCGCTTTCGACCAGTTTCGTTTGCTTTTCCATCACGGCCAGAATCATAAGAAACGCCAAAAGTGCATCCGAATCCACCTTGAGGATTGCGAGTGTATTCAGCACCACTCCACGATGTCTTTGCCAGTTTCACATACTTTGGGAATAGAGCGATGAAGTCATCAGTGACTTTTTCAGCCTTATCCATATCGACCTTCAAGTGGCCGAATTGGAACATCATGGTCGCACTAAAGTGGGTATCATTTGCTTCAGCAGCGTCGAATTGTTCTTTCATCTCAACGAGGCATTCCTCGATGTTTTGTTTTCCATGTGGCTTTCCATTCAGTGTGTTTCCAATCTGACTGCCATGAAAATATACTTCATAATTACGGGCTTTAGCCCATGCGTTTGGCTTGACTTTACTTCGGGTCATGTTCCTGCGTGGGGATTCACCTTTATCAATTCTTTGGAATCTCAATGTCCTTTGAACCATGTTGGTGCAGGTCTGGACTTCTCCCACTTGGCGATTCCAGATTTGCCCTCGATGTAGTATTGGCGATAAGCAACAACAGCACTCTCGTGCTTGAACTCGTCAGGCATGGCTTGAGCAAATGGTGTCATCTCACCTTCGGGGATGAGATGTGCCAGCGACCACATTTGCTCGATTGGAGATTGACAAGCGTGAACTTTTCCATATCGGTGAGTGTATTCTTGGCATATCCACCAACCGTGTTGAGCCAACCAGATAAAATTGCCACGACTCGATTGCGCCCAAATGGTGCATGGATGATTCTTATGGGTGGGTTTGTATGCAGTTCCAGATTTAGTCAATGGCATTTCATTCTCTTCGACTTCATGGTGATACAACGCCGTCGAGAGCATTTGGGCTGACTCCAATGCCATCTTGATTGCGTGAACATCAGCGAGGTTTTCAGCAGCAGTTCGTGGGTTCGTGTCGGTGATGAATATGTTCATGGGTCGACCCAAAGCATTGATGCACATAAACATTGTGATACGAAACATTGATATACTTCCTATCGCTCGGAGGGTTGAGAGCAACACATGGCGCACTCCAATCAACGATTGGTAAGACCCCCTCTGTGAACCTCTCCCCAGTCGACTTGGATGGGGATATGCTACGGCTCACGCCTTCGGCTAATCAAGACTGACCTTGACGAAAAGAGGGGGAGAGTCGCCCCGACACGCCTGAAATGATGGCGAAAAGTCATGCGCTTCGGCGCAGAGATAGGTCGGGTGTAAAGGCTCGGCATCAGTATTCCAGCCCATCTGGGGCATCCGAACCGTTTTAACCCGCATCTGGCAACGAGTATGCTATGAAGGCAGTTCTCCTTGACTCCGACGACTTCGATTCAAAGGGCGGCGACTCTCGTGATGTCGAGGTCAAACTGGAGTTCCAGATTCCATTTGAGATAGACACCAAATACTTCTCCGACCAAGTGAAGGATGAGGATGGCTACACCGCATCCGACGATGATGTGATTGTTCGTGGACCCGTATATGTCGGGAACTCGGAGATGCTTGACCGTCATAACGAACTGGTTGCGCCAGATGCGATTCTCGCAGCGTGGAACAATTATGCCAAGAACCCAGTTATTCTATACAACCATTCCAAAGACTCTGGCGTGATTGGAAAAATGCTTGATGTTGAGATGGGCGAATGGGATGGAATCGAAGGTTCAGTTCCAATCGGCAGAGCACTCATTGATGGTGGCGAGAAGTCTATCGTCAGGAAAATCCGCAAAGGATTGCTTCGTGCGTTCTCTATCGGATTCATCGCTCGTGCGGCTGTCAAGGAGTGTAAAGACGACGACACATGCTATCTGACATTCACCGAGATTGATTGGCTTGAAACCAGCGTCGTTGATGTTCCAGCCTCACCAAACGCTCTCTTCAATGTTGAGAAGCACATCATTGGATATGAGGACATGGGAGATGCAATCGCCATCCTCTTTGAGAAGGAGATGGAGGAATCACCATCCGAAGAACCTCCAACTGGCGGCGACATTGAATCGCCCGTTGAGGAATCTGCAAAATCATCCTGCGGTTGCGGTGGAAAACATATCGAGTCCGATACCCCCACCGAAGCGCAGCCTGCAAATGACGAGATTGCTGAACTTCGTGAAGAACTGGATGCTTTGAAAGCAATACTGAACGACATTTCAGACAAATCAAAATCCCAAAAGTCGGAATCTGGAGATACCGATTCACTTAATACCCCCATTGACGAGTCGTTAGGACAACCAAAGGGGAACAACACCATGACAGACGATACAATTCTTGAATCCGAAGCAACCGAAGAAGTTCTCGTTGAGGGCGCTGAAATCAGTGAACCAGTCATCGAAGAACCTGCTCTTAATGTAAAGAGCGAAGAAGTCGAAGCAACCGAAGTGGCGGCTGAAGAACTCCCTGAAGAAGTCGTTGAAGAAGTCGCTGAAGCAACCGAAGAGGAATCATCTGGAGAACCAACCTCCACCGAAGTTCTCTTTGAAGTCGTTAAGGTGCTATCCAAAGTCGAAGGTCGTTTGAGCGACATCGAAAATCACATTAAATCAAGCGAGGACATTGACACACTCAAGTCTGAACTTGAATCCATGAAGGCCGAAAAAGAGGCTGCTGAAGCAGAAGCAAAGGTCGAGGCAGAAGTCGCCAAGCGTGTCGCTGCTCTCGTCGGAGAAGTGCCAAGCGCACCATCCGCTGAAGCAAACCCAAAGAGCCTATCATCCACAGGCGTGAAAGTCGAAAACAAATCGGTCACACGCCATGACCCAACCCCAGCCGTGAGCAAAGGAATGAACGGACTCGCTGGATGGTTGGAATCCCAAATTGCATCGAGAGGGCAATAATCATAATCCATCAGGATAACAAAATTAAAGGTGAAAAAAATGTCAGACGAAATACAATTTAATGAAATGGTCGCACGAGTTAAGGATGCCCTCGCAGGTGTCGGAAATCACGGTTCTCAAATGTTCCCAACGGAAACAGCAGATGAGATTATTCAAATCGTCTATGAGAGGAACTTCATGCGAAGTCTTTTCCCATCAATGCCAATGTCAACCAGAACTGTCAAAGTTCCAAAATTGACGAACAGCGTTGCATTCCACTCCCAGACACTCGCTGACACCACAGCGGGAACTGCAACTGACGAATCACGCCAATCCACCACCGAAGTCGACTTGACTCTGGTGACTATGATTGCCAACATTCCAATCGGGAACTATCTGATTGCATACGGTGTTGAAGGATTGCTTTCAGTTCTTCGTGACGACATCGCATCTCGCCTCGCTTTCAATGAGGAATCACTCCTTGTCAACGGCGACACAGAAACAACACTCGCTGACAACATCAACGGCACACACGGCGGTGGCAACCCAACAGGAATCAACAACACTGGTGGCTCTCTTGTCAACGACTATCTGCTTGAACTCAACGGAATGCGTAAATTGGCTGGCACATCGGTGTCGGTTTCTGGAACATTCGCTCTCACTCACTTGAGAAGCGCAATCAACAAACTGGGCATTCACGCTGACAACCGTGACGAACTCTCTCTGATTGTTCCTCGCAACCTTGAAGTGCAATTGCTTGGCTTTGAAGAACTCCAAACCGTCGACAAATACGGTGCTGGCGCAACCATCCTCTCTGGGGAACTTGGTCGTATCTATGGCATCCGTGTGTTCGCAACTGGTGTTATCCCAACCAACCTAAACTGGACAGGAAAATACCAAACTGGAACTGTCAACGGTGTCACAGCGGTTCAAGACAAGACCGTCGCACTATTGGTTCACAACCGTTCTCCATTGATTGGCAACCCAACCGATGCAGACCGCCGATTCAGCATGGGATTCCTTGACGAGCCAACCAAAGACCGCTTCGTCTTAATCCCTCGCCAAGACATCGCATTCAATTGCCGATACGCCGAAGCACTTTGTCTGCTACACGGTATCGCAACCGTCTGAAGCCTGACTTGAGTCGACTTCTCCGACACGGACAGCGTGAGCCATCCCTAATCGGGGCGACTCCGTGATAAACCGTGAAGGACAAGGATGAAGCATGACAGGAATCGACTACTGCACACTCGCCGAAGTCGAAGCATACGCTGGTGTTGACTTCTCCGACGGAATCGGACCCACCGATGCTCAAATTGGTGTGATGATTAGCAACGCATCCAGATTGATGGATGCTTATGCTGGACACCAGTTCGCTGGAACAGAATCTCACACAGAATACTTTGACACCGCATATGGATTGGCTTCGATAACTCTGGGAACTCGACCAGTTCAAAGCGTGACTTCGCTCAAGACGATTGATTCAAACGGAACTGAAACCGCTTTGATTCAAGGTCGAACTCGCAACACTCAAGACTATTATTTGGCCGATGCCGAATCGGGTTTGGTTCGATTCAATTATGCTTGGACAGAAGCCATCACGGGTCGATTGAAAGTCGAGTTCACCGCTGGTGCTGCATCGCCACCAGCCGATGTCAAAATGGCAACCATTCTTCATGTCGTCAGGTCTGCGGCTCGTGCTGCTATGAATGACGAGAACTGCATGGAGAGAGTCAAAGACTTCTGGAGAGAACTCATCAAAGACACCCTGCGTGAATACGAACAATTGCTCGTCAAGGTCAAGAGCCATACGAAAATTGCCGTAGCGACTTGGGGTCAACATTCGATGCCGAATCAATGGTTCTATCGGGGGTCGATTTGATGTCGCTGACACAAACAGGATTGCCTTCGGTTTCACCGTATGACACTATCAAGAACCTTATCGAGTCCAATATGACATCACCAGATGGAACTTGGAATCCAATTGTCAATTCAGGCTGGCTCGAATACAAGAAGCAAAAAACATATCAAATCTGCATTCAACCCATGATTGGCTACACCGAAGAAGCGAATCTGGACACATCATCTCCGACGGTTGCTCGCACATCACTTTGGTTTGGCCGAGTGACACTATTCGCCCCATCTCGTGACTCCTTATGGGGTATGATGGGAAAGTTCCTTCTCGTGATGAATAACGGTGGCCTGACATCGCCGTCAGCGGGTCTGGAGGCATCTGGGAACAATGCGTATCAATATGTCCGTATCACTCGGTCTGATGAATCCAAGCCCGTGAGATTTGAAGAACCAGATTGCGGACCCGATGGAGGCAAAGGAGATTGCGTCGGCTATCGAACCGATTATACAGTTCAATTGAGGTGGGGCGAATGAGCAAAGAGTGTTGTCCACCAAAAATCGAGGTCGAACCCAGACCAGCCAGTCGTTGTCGATGGTTCAATGAATGGCTCGAACTGGCGTTTCAAGACATTGAGATTCCGAAGGATTGATATACTCGTCGTTGCTACGACAGGATATGCGCCAAGACACCGCAATCCGCCGACTGACAAAAAGAGCCAACGACTTTCTGGGTATGAGCCTTAACGATTATCTGATTAAGTTCACATATCAGACAACCTATGGAGATTCAGAAACC